ATGTCCTTGCCCCTCATCAGTATAAGATACAACAGCATAATATTTTTCCTTGTCTATTAATTTCATACTTTTACTAATTAAAACACTTGCTGAATTTTTAGGTGCTGTTGAATTAATACACAATCTATTTAATTCAATTACATTTCTTCTGTTTTCTTCACCTAAAAATCCTCTTCCTACTTGTGGTGAAGATGGAGATCCATAAGTAACAATTCCTTCTAAATTATTATTAACATATAATCCCATTGAATAAGTTCTACAACATTTTCTATGAGCATAATGTTTTTTCAACAATCATTCATCTGTAGTGTGATTTTCAATTAACTTAACTTTCATAATATATCCTAATACTATGTTCTAATAATTTCCTGTTTTCAGGTTTATATAATCCCATGCTAGGATGAACACTTCTACATACATTTACATTATTACCATATATATTTTCCTTGGTCATACATCCATTTAATTTCATTATCCCTCATTCATTTAACATTGTTTTTAATGCATGATTACCAAATAATAAAATCTTTTTTGGTTTTAACACTTTAAAATATTTTCTAATTCATTGGTTACATTTTTCCTTATGTAAATCAGAAGGTTTACCTAATTTATTACCATTCATAACTAAACATTGAACAGAATTAATAACAAAACATTCTTCTTTTTTAATTCCTATTTTATTCATTATAGGTCAAAGTATATCTCCTGTCAATCCCGAAAATGATTCTTTTGTTGAAATTTCTGTTTTACCAGGAGATTCAGCTATAATAAAATATCCATTATAACTATTTGTTCAATAAGGTAATAATTTTCCATTAGAATGTAAAGGACATTCTTTACAATTAGATAACATAATATCTAATAATTTCATTTTTCTATATGTTAATTTATCCATAACTAAAAAGGAACCATTTTATCAAGTCAATCATTTCTAATTTTCATTAATATTTTACCTAATTTATTTTCACCCCTTCCTCTACAAAACCCCCAATAATAATCACCCCAATTATTACCTTCAATTAATTGTTTAGGATAAGTACACAATAATTTAGTTTTCAATAATTCATTTTGATTAAACTTTTCATAAACACCTTTATACATTATTAACAATTTTTTATCATTTCAACTATCTCTTAAAGACACTTTTTTACCTAATTGTTTTGCTAATTTAGGTGAACCACACAATCTAATTTTTTCCTGATCTCTCATATTAGTTGTTTTCTTTGATTGATAATAATGTTCAACAGAAGTATATTTCAATTTGTCTATATAAAATATACAATTATAAAAATTAGATAATCAATCATTATCATTTGTAAAAGAATTAATCATTATTATTCTCCTCCTGTATATAATTCACGAGAATCATTAGATTTTTTAGCATCTTCTAACCATAATTTCATTTCTGATTCATCATATAATTTAAGGGATCTTTTATCCATAAACATTTTTCCAAGTTCACCAATACGACCACCAAATCTGTTTTTCAAGATTGCATAATGTAATTCTGATTGATAAGTTAATGAATCAATGTCTTGACCTAGAATAGAAAGAAAATCAGCAGTTGCACCTAACCCCATTGATTCAGCAATATGGTTATAAGAAGCATCTTTCAAATTTATATCAAATCCAAGTCTATTGAGCTGCGAAACTGATACTGTCGGTGCACCAATTTCTAAAGACAGTCCTCTTAATTTTACAACAATATCTTTTACATCTTCATACATGCCTCTTGATTTATCTTCTGGTTTCATTAAATTTACATAATCACAAAACACAATTTTAGGTTTAATACCTCTCATATTTAATTCTCTTAAATATGTTCTGAAAGTATTAACTGATGCATCACCAGTAGCAAATTCCTTTACATAAATTTCCCCTCTTTTATCAGTATTCTTAATTTTATGTAATTCTTTAATCAATTTTGGCTTTAATTTAGTATTATAATACATTCTATTAGTATCTAATCCACTATAAATAGAATCAAATCTTTGACAAAAATCATTTTCACCCATTTCAAGAGTAAATAACACAACATCATTTCCCATCATTACTTGGCGAGAAATAATATTAGCCATTATAAGAGATTTTCCTGAATGAATTTTACCAACAAAAGCTGAAAAACTATATGCTGGAAACCCACCATTTGTAATTTCATCTAAAAATGGATATCCTGTTGGTATTTTTAAATCTGTTGCAGTAAAAATTTTCTTTAATCTTTCTGCCATACTATCAAAATACATTGTTCCAAGATTAATATCTAAATCTTTACATAAAGCATCTTCAATAATCTTTTTAATTTTAATGTAGTTGCCTTTTTCTTCTACTACATCAACACTTTCCATAATTGCATCTTTAATAGCAGCATCTTTTAATAAAATATTGCTATTCTTTTTTAATCAATCATAATTTTCAGTAACATCAAAATTAAGATTTTCTACTGAATTAATATATGTTTTTACTTTATCAGTATAATTACTATCTACTGAATTAACTATAAGTTCTGCTTGTGGTACATTATTATACTTAATAACATGTTTTGAAATCTTATCATATATTTCACATACAACATCATTTTCAAAATATTCTGGTTTGAATTGTGTTGTTACTAATACAGAATAATCTTTGTTTGATAACATTCCTTTAATCATACATTGATAAAGATAATCTTGATTTACATCAATCATTATTTCTCCTTATATTTAGGACATTTAATTATATCTACTCTACTACTTTCTTTACATTTATTGATACATTTAAGACATTTAGGATGAATATATCTAAACCAATATTTTTCCCATTGGGGTTTAGTCAAAGTTCCTTTATCAGATAATTTTGGTGGTTCATCATATACATACAATGACTTCATATTTAATTTTTTTAGAATGTTTTTAGTCTCTTTAGTTGTTAAAGGATATCCAATAATTTTACTAAAGTCAATCAAACTTTTAAAATCATTAGGATTTTCAGGTAATTCTTTCATAGAAGATATTCTTTCTGATTCTTCAAAAGATATATCTTTAATATTAGTAAAAATTACATAACCTTTAATCAATTGATTATTTTTATTAGCAATAGATAATAACTTCATATATTCTCCTTTATGTTAAGTTAATAAATATTATTATATTTTTTATATAATGTCAATATTAAATTTAATATTGACATAATATTATACATTTATATATTATATCTATATTGTTATATCTTATATCTATCTATAATAATTATATATTCTATATATGTATTTGTATATCTTCCCTTTTCTTCCTATCTAATACTAGATAGTTTAAAACAAAAAATAAAGAAAATCAATAAAGATTTTAAATTATTTTTTGTTTACTTTTAAAGTGTAATATATTATAATTAATTTTTAATAAATAATTATTAAGAATATATATAAAAAATGGGGAAATAAATATGACTAAATTTTTTAACTATTTAAATGAAGATTTAAAAACAGATTATTTAGAAACATCAGCTTGTATTGGATCTGTTATTAGTTCTTCTGTTATGAATAAAATAGATCAATATATTCAAAATAAAAATAATGAATTAATACCAGACATTACAAATGAAATTAATTCTATTTTATCTAAAAATTATGATTGAATACCTAGAGGTGTTAAAGAAGTAAAAAGTAAATTAAATACAGATTTTATTGAAGTATTATCATTAATAAAAGGAATGAACAGTTTTATTAATGATAAAGTATCAAAAGAATTTACAGATGTTTATTTTATTCATGATAAAATAACTGAATATTATAAAATAGAAAAAGAAGTTTTTGGATCTCCTGAAGGATCAAAAGAAAATACTGCTGATTGTATTTTAATGAATTGTAATCCTAATAAACTATTTAGTTCAATTAAAAACAATAAATATGAAATAAATGAACAAAAAGGATTTGTTGAATTTGATAATGGTGTTAAATATTTTCAAGTATCTTTAAAAAAAGGAAAATCTTCTGCTCAATTAGGAAAAGTAACAAAGAAATTAAAATCAATGGGTTATGATATTACCCCAACTAATATTAATGAGGGTAAAATACTTAATTTATTTAAAAACCTTTCTAATAAATTATTAACAAAAATAAAGAATTTTATTAAAGGGTTTTTATCACCATTTGTAAATAAATGAAAAAAGACTTTTTCATCTGGAATTACTAAAAAAGATTTACAAGAATTATCTGTAATATTATCAGAAGGAAAAATTAATAAATCAACACAAAGTTTAATTGATGAAATATTAAATAATCCTGAAGATTTATTAAATAAAATTAATAAACAAATTGATTTACTTATTAGTAAAAATAATATTATAGTAAATGCTAAAAAACTTAAATCAATAAGTGAAAAATCATCTAACACTGCTTTTAAATTAGTATCAAATTATAAAACAGTTAAATTATTAAATGATATGGTTAAAGATTCAACATCTTTAGAAAAACAAGTTCAAATATTAATATCTGAAATGTTATTTGGTGGCACTAAATTACCTTTATGAAAAGTATATGGATCATTAGGTAGTGAATTGCCATATGAATATTTAGGAGTAATAGATAAATTTACTATAAAAACCTCTGTAGATATTGATTTATTTAAAGTTGATATTAAACCCCAAAAATCATTTTATACTATTACTGTATATATGTTAGAAAATATAGATGAAGAAAATAAATATTATATTAAATTTAGAACAGGAACAAATTCTAGTTCTAAATTTACATTTATAATGGAAGGCACTAATATTGTTAAATTAAAATTAAATGAACAATTATAGAGGGTTTTTAATATGTCACAAGAATTATTAAAATATGTGGAAGAAAAGATTAGAGAAAATTATATTATTAAGGAATTATTACTTACATATGATATTAAAGAACTTTTAGATTATAATGAATTTAATATTACTGAAAAAATTCAAAACCTGCCTTTTTATACAGAACAATTTAGACTATTATCTATTACAGAAGAAAGTAAATTAAGAAAAATTGAAAATAAATTAGATATTATGAAAGGTGAAAAATATCATTATTATAAAACACAATATGATGTTTCACTAAAAAAGACTGAAATAGAAAAATATTATTTACCTAAAGATAAAGATGTTATATTATTAAGTGAAGAATGAGAAAATCAAAAAGTAAGAGTTGATTTTTTCAATTCATTACATTCAGCTTTTAAAGATACTTCATTTAAAATGAAAGAATATTTGATTTCAATCAAAGGTGGTGTATTATAAAATGATAAGATTTGACTTATATCATAATTTGTGAATACAAATTAATACAGATAATAATAGTTATTTAAAATCTCTTCATAAAGAGTTTTCTTATCATGTGCCTAATTATCAATTTATGCCTAGATTTAAAGCAGGTGTTTGAGATGGAAAAATTTGTTTAATTAATCTTGGTAATAGAACAATTCCATTTGGTTTATTCACTAGATTATATAAATTTACTAAAGAAAATTTTGATGATGAAATTATTGTATCAGATGATGTCAAAAATGTATATTCTACTGATAACATTGAAATTAAATATGATTTAAATTTAAAACCAAGAAGTTATCAAGAAGAATCTATTAAATTATTACTATCATATGGAAAAGGTATTATTAGATTATGTACTGGATCAGGTAAAAGTTTAGTTATTGCATATCTATGTAAAATACTTAAAGATAATAATAAAACAAATCAATCATTAATTATTGTACCAACTGTATCATTAGTCCAACAATTTTATTCTGATATGTTGGATTATGGAATATCAGAAGAATGGTTAGGAATGGTAGATAAAGATCATAAAGAATTTGATAAAAATATTGTTATATCAACATGACAATCTTTACAAAATAATAAAGATGAATTAGATAGGTTTGATTGTGTAGTAGTAGATGAGTGTCATGGACTAAAAGCGGATGTTATAACAGGAATACTTAAGAAATGCCCTGCTAGATACAGATTTGCATGCACAGGAACAATGCCTAATCATAAATTAGAACATTCACAAGTTCAATCATTTATTGGACCTGTTTTATATGATTTAGGAGCATCAGAATTAGCAAAAATGGGTTATTTATCTGAATGTAAAATTAATAAAATTAATGTTGATTATAGTAGTAAAATTATTGGTGATTATAATACTATTAAAGATACTGTATTATCTAATTCTTGAAGAATTGAATTATTAAAAAATATTATATTAAAATGTGATGGTTCTATATTAATGTTAGTATCTAAAGTAGAATCAGAAGGTGAATTTTTATTGCATAAATTAAGACAATTTCCTGAATTAGAAAACAGAGATATTGTGTTTTTATCTGGCAGAGATGAAGCAAATGATAGAGAAAAATGAAGAAAATTAATGGATAAAAAGAAAAATGTAATTATGATAGCTACTTATCCTATTTTCAGCACAGGAATTAATATAAAAACATTAAAAAACTTAATTTTTGCAAGCCCATTAAAATCAAAAATTAAAGTTTTACAATCTATTGGTAGAACATTAAGAAAACATATTAGTAAAGAACATGCAATTATCTATGATATTTGTGATAATTGTAAATATCTTAAATCACATGCTAAAGCAAGACAAAAATATTATGATAAAGAATCATTTGAAGTAATTGAGAGTAATATTACAGAAGGAGATAGTTTTTAAGTAGCAATTGTAAAAATAATTGTTCTATTTCCTTTCTTTTCTGTAAAATCAAATCCCATAGAATCACATATATCAATTAAAGCTAATGTAAGTTCATCTAAAGAATCATCATATTCTAATATTACAACATTCTTCATTTCAGAATAAACAATATGTAAAGGTTTATTCTGAAATGAATTTAATTTTATTGTAGTGTCTTTTCTGTTATTAGTTAAGATCTGTTTAATTAATTTTTTTCTATCTGTTTTACTTACTTCTTCTGTTAAATATTCTATAAATTTAATCATTATTTCTCCCTATCAAAATAATTTGATTGTAGTTTTTTGAATTCTTTAAGGTCTATTTTTTCTACCTTAAAAGGTATTTTTTCTAACATTTTATCTATTTTTACTAATGGTAATATAGCAGATATAATCTTTGTTGTTATTTCATCAGTTTCATATTGTAACATTTTTATAAAACCATCTGTATTTAGTGGAACATTATTATATACATAATCATACTCTTCTTTAGTAAAATCTATTGTCTTTGGATATAATACATATAATATACTATTTTTAGGTATATTAAATTTATCTGATTTAATAACTCATTCTGATTCATCAGAATACACTTCACCAATTTTTAATAATGCTTCATATATTCATTTTTCATATTCTTTTACAGATAAATCATATTCTCTTCCTGTTTTATCTGTTAAAAGTATATCAATATATTTCTTTACTTTTGTTGCCAATTCTTTAATGTTTTTAATTTTATAAATATTTGGTAAATTTGGGTGTTTTCTTTTATCAAAATCATAATAGACATTTCTTATACCATAATATCCCATATCATATATAATATCTTTTCTTTTAGAAGATTTACATTTTTGCATATATTCAAATAAATTACCATATACTTGACTATCTCATTTAGGTGATGCATTAAACAATCTTCTTAAATATTTCATATTATTACTAACTAAATAATGTGGATTATTATACATTATTCTAGTAATTTTATTATCTTTAATAATGTCTTTAGAAGGCATTTTTAACATTGCATCTCTAGCAACACCAAGAAATGAGAATTTTATATTTTCATTTCCTGATATTCCTTTTAATCCTGATATAACACCTTTTTCTAATTCATCTTTCATTTCTTTTAAATCAAATACAACTCAAAAATATTCAGGAATATCTTCTGTAGTAAATGATCTTTCATTTATATAATTGTAAAATTTCATTATTCTAATTCCTTAACAATGTTTTTATTATTTTTATATAATTGTGTTACTACTGACCTGTCTGTTATACCCATAAAATAATCAGTAATAAAAGGTATATAATTTTTTTTTACTATATAATATTCTTTACAATCTAACATTATTTCATGTCCATACATTAAAGCGTCATTTAAATCACCTTTCATATAAAATGTTTTAAAATTATGATATAATTCTTCTTTTAATTCATCCATTGTATTTTCAATATAATTATCAACAAATTCATCTTCGTCAATATGTGATGACCAACCCATATTTTTTCTTATATCACTGTATTCATCATCAGGATAATCTCTTTGTATATTTTCAATTACTTCTTCAATAGTTACTGCCTCATATTCATTATCTTTATAAAGAAATGTTCCATATCTTGGATCTCATTCTCTATCTATAAAATCACCTTTAGCTTGCATTTCTAATTCATATGCATCATGTTGACACATTGTTTCATCATAATAAGAATAAAAATCTTTAATTTCTTTACTTCAATATATTTCATATTTACCTATAGGAAAAACAGCAAATATATCACCATATTCTTCTGCTTGTCGTATTGATCCTGTTGTAAATAAAGTATCACTTCTTAATTTAATATTAAAAATATCTTTAAATATATCATTAGACATATTATGAAACCATTCTATTGTATCTTTTGGCACTCTTCCTTTTCTTACTTTCTTTTTAGCATAAACA